TAGCTGTTACTGAAGCTGTGTGAACATTACAAAGTAACAATCCAATTACTACTGTTGTTGTAGATGATTTTCCTGTGTACAAAGTTAGAGGTGTGCCAGCAGAAGCGGGCATTGCACCATTAGTTTTTACTTTAAATGTATTTGCCATATTTTTATCCTAAAGCTATCGCAAGTGGCAAAGCATTTGGATCAGTTTCGGATATTGTTCCTGTTACTGACATATTGCTTGATACTGCGTTTGTTGATGTATTAATACTAAATAATTCAATGTTATCTGAGCCGTCATTTATTTTTACTTTTAAAGTATTTGTTGTTGCATTATCAACCCAAATTGTGCCTGTTGCTACTGAACCAGGTGCTGAACTTCCAACGTGCGTTGTATTGATTGCCGCTAATATATTATTAAGTTCCGTTCTGAAACTTGCAAATCCTTGATTGGCTAATACTACATCTGAAACTTGACTCATATCTGTTTATACTCCTTTAGCTTGTTGATTTCAAGCCATGTCCTACAACTTGATAATCGAATGTTCTGCTTATACCCACATTACTACTATTATAAAATTGAATTGTAAAGGCAGTTTTTGATTTACTTGTAATTTGATAATAGTCGCCTGTTTGCAATCCTTGTGCTGATATTCCTATGCTCGGAACAGCAAAAAAAGAATTGACAAAAGTAATCGTTGTTCCTGAAGCATTTGAAACGACATCTTGACTAGCTTCTGTTCTTTTTTCCATATTTACTTGTGCTTGGAGAGTATGAACTTTTGCTCTAACTTTATTATCATCACTTGTAATTTTACACTTAAATTTAAAAAACCTACCTTTAATTGTGCTTTGCTGGGCAATCTTTTGAAAACTTGTTATATTGTCTAAGCTTGTGTTGTCTGCACCAACAGTTACTTCTGCTCCACATTGTATTTCAGGGCTTCCGTCAAAAGGTGCTTTTGCATCTTCAAAGTTTGTTGCACCTCTACCTGAATCAAATAGATCGTACTCATCTTCTGAACTCATGCCAATAATAGCACCTAAAGTTGTATCATATATTGCATCTAGTGATAATGTATTTGAAAAGGTGTACTCTCCTGATGATTTTACATTTCCACCAAAATTTGTAGGATTAGATGTAGAGTCTGTGCCACCTAAATCAAAATTACCCTCAGCAGAATCTATGTTGCCTATTAAACTATCTGTTTGTGTAATTGTATCTAATATCAATACTTTTCTACCAGCATTGTCCGTTGATATTGCTACACTACTATCTCTTGTTCCATTAAAATCTGCCATTATTCACTCAAAGTTAAAACATTTGTAAAATTTGCTAAAGAAGAAACATTTGTAGATACAATAGACTCGTTTGCAGAACTATTACCAAGCTTATCTACTGCCTTGATACAATAAGACCCAATTTGGGCATTTACAACTAAAGCATTTGATTTTCTTCTAACAACCTTTGCTATTGGTGTGCTTTCATTCCAAGTAGCACCACTTGTTACATTTTGAAATCTAATTTCATACCAGCTTATATCTAAGTCTGCAACAGGAGTCCAAGACAACTCCATTTGATTTGAACCCACTAAAGATACTGATAAATCTGTTACGTCTGCTGGTGTATCAGTTGCACCTACAACTTTATGAGTAGCTGATGTAAATGTAGATGAAACTCCTAAAGCATTTATAGCTTTTGCTCTTACTGTATAATTTTCATCATCAATTACATTTAAAAATTCATGTCTTAATTCTGTTCCACTAGATATAATTTTAAAATTAGACTCAGATGTTTTTTTTGCTTCTACTTGGTAGTATTGTACAAAAGAGTCAGGAGATTCACCAATGACAATATTTAATCTAGTCAATACTACTCCATCCGCATATTCAATCATTTCATCAGATAATGTAATACTTGCTGGTGGTTGAATAGTAAAAGGGTCAGGTAAATTAGTTGATGGTGTACTTGCAACTTCAGCTTTTGACGCAAAAGTATAATGTGATGCTTGATACTCAACTAATGTAAGACCTATTGTAAAATCTTCATTAAAAGTTATAGCTAATACTCTAAATGCTTTTGCAGAAAAACCTAAAGATGAATGTGTAATATTTACAATGTCGCCTATTGCTAAATCATATCCATCACCTGATACATTAATATCTAATTTTAAAGATTCTCTTGATCTTCTTAAAATAACCTCTGCCAACTCTTCCGCTTGATATGGAGAAGTAATTGTCTGCACATCAAATTTTCCCTCTAACAAAAAACCACCATCAGCAGTTTTCATTGTTGCGTGTTGATCTGCACTTGCTAATCCTGAGTCATCTATTGGTGGAAATTGCACTTCATCAACTTGAAAGTTCCTATCAGGATTTACAAAAGATACAATAACTCTATTGTATTTGTCATTTTTGTTTTCACTATTTAAAGTATAACCACCAACAATATCATCTTCTGTTAAAGTAATTGATGCACTTGCTGTTGTCTCAATAATTAATTTATATTTTCCAGCAGTATAGGGTAAATAACCTCTACAACCTCTTAGTAATATTCTTGTATTCTCAATAATTTTTTTTGATGTATCTAATACTGCATTACAATCAAATAAATTAATATCGCTTCCACCTGAAAAGGGTGTAACTTGTGTAATACAAACTTGTGAAGCATCTCTAAAACTTTGTAAATCAATATCTGTTGTTGCTAATCCTTTTCCGTATCTTGTGTTTCTTAAATAATCTAATAAGCAAAAAGCTGGATTTGTAGAAAATGTTGCTGATGATTCAGATAAATTAGAAGCAAGTGTTACGACTTTTTTACCTTTTAGTTTTGTTTGCACCTTAGGTATTCCACTAAAAACATCTTGATTCCATTTAAATTTTAAAGCTAAATAAGCAAGTCCTGATAACTTGTGATTACTACCCCAACTTGAAAGTTGTGATAATAGACTAGATGAACTTTGAGAATCAGAACCAAGATGTGGTTCAACTGTTATATATGAAACTGCATCTTTATAAAAGTTTCCATCTGAACTATCTACCGATCTCTGTGTATTGTCTGATAACGCACCATCAAACGTAACCACTTTATCGTCAATTCTTATTTGTTCTATTGAATTTATCTCTCCCTCACAAAGTATAATAGCCATGTATAAAAACTCATTATCTGTTCCTGATGTTTCTAAAAATATTCTTGTTCCACCAATTAATCTTTCACCATAAATAACAGGTATATTCGCATCATTAGATTGTTTATTTAATAAAATTCCTTTTTCAAAATCATCAAAATCAGATGTTCCAAAATCAGGAATCTCAGGTGGTCTTGGTGCTATCCAAGAAAAAGCCTTTGAAACAATTTTAAGTGGTGCTGTTACTACTTTTGTTACTGCTCTAAATATTTTTTTAAAAGGCATTATGCTCTACCCCATTTTATATCTTGAACAGTTTGACTTGAAAAATCCATTCCTACATCTGAACTAAAAAATCTTTTTTGTGATGTATTATTGGTTTTACGACCATTTGTTTTGTCAAAATCTGCCCAATGAGAAACTATTTGTAAAGATACTGTGCTTTCATTTTTATTTTCACTTATTGAAAAAGTATCTATCTGTCCTGAGTATAATAAAAAAGGATCAGCTATAAGAGCATTACTATCATTTAAAAATCCTCTAAATATTTTAACACTATCATTTACAACATTTTCATTTAGAACAGTTGAAATAAAAGTTTGATCTGCACCTGATAAAGTTAAGTTTATAGATGTTTTTGTTAGATCAGTTTCTTCTGTAAAGTTTGATATACCCATAATAAAACTAGAAGAAGAATATGTAACACTTGAACCTGAAACAGAACTTGTTAAAGGAAATGAACAATCAGTAATATTGACAGGGCTACTAAAACCGATTGTGATAAGATGTACGGGTCTAATATCATTTGTTGCTAGTTCGTTCTTTACTGCTGTCGTTAAACTTCTCGTCATAATCTTCTATTGTTCTCCTTTTTACTTTTATATGATCTGATACAATATAAGTTGCTTTATCAGATGGTTCTTGGTGTTTTCCTATATTATTTGTTTTTAAATCAACACCATCTCCGTCAATCACTTCCTCTGCTATCATATCTACATTAATCCAATGTCTTACTAAATATTTCATTACAAAGCTTCCTCAACATCTAATTGAAATTTGTATAATAAACTGCCATCTTTGTCTGCACCTACTGCACCAAATTCTTGAATATCAGATGTTAAAAAAACAGTGAAAGGAACATTGTCATAAGTTACAACTGAGTCGTCTGCTAAAGCAGTTGTGAGTGGTGGTTCAATCGTAACAGTAGCGGCATTTGAACTTGAAGTTACATCTGCAACAACCATATATACTTTATTGTGCGAGGCAAATTTAATAAAGTCTCCCGTCTTAAATCTACCCGCACCATCACTAGCAAATGCGTCCATTGCTATTGTTGTATCACCAACTGCGTGAACTCCATTAACTAAAACTGTTCCTGTTTCAGAACCTCTAGCATCTTCAATCTCAGGTGGGATAATTGTAAAATTTTCTTTACCTGATCTTTGTTTAATAATAAATGCCATTAACTCACCATAAACATCTGATCTCTTTGCAGTAATTATTTCTGCTGTAAAAGCAAATCTTTGTCCGTCAATTTGTCTTGCCAATTTTTTACCACTATCTGATTTCGAGATAATAGTGTTTTGAATAGACTTGATGCCCATTGTTGAAAACTTTGCATTTGATATAGGAAAAGCACCACTCATTATACTAAATTATTTTCTCCTCTTTCATTCACAGCTTGATTAATTATGTTTGATATTGTTCCTCTATTTTGAATTAACATATCTTGAAATCCTGTTGCATCTAAAGTTGTAATTGCAAAATTAACATTTACAGGACTCCCACCTGTTCCTCTAGCTGATTGTGTAATCTGTCCTGTTTGGTTTGGTATAAATAATTCTGCACCTCTTTCACCTACAATAGTTGGTTGTCCTTTTGATACTGCACCACCTGATTGTTTTCCAAAGAAAGGAATATTGAATCCACCTAAAAATCCACTTACTTTTGAAAAAACTGCTTGTATCTGTTTTTGTTTTGATATTGCTTTTTCTAATGCAAGTTCAACTGTTTTTCTAGCAACTATTTCAATCATGGTTGCTAAAACTTGTGTAATTAAAGTTTGTGCTAAAGATTGGAATGTAGCTTTAAGTTCTTTACCTAAAACAATAGATTCAGCTATACCTTGTGAAAAACCTTTTATACCTTTTTCTAAAACTAAAGTAACTTGTTTAGATATGTCTGTTAAATCTTTAAGTGGCTTGTTTATATTTCCTTTTATAGTTCCAGCTATCTCACCAAATTTTGTTTTTGTTGCTTCAGCTTCTGCCTTAGCTTTTGCTATTTCAGCATTCATTTTAGCTAGTTCAGTTGTGTTTTTTATAACTGATTCTTCAATAGATTTTATAAATTTTTCTGCAAATGAAAGTTCTTTTTTAAAATCATCTGCTTCACCACTCGATAAACCCATTTTCTTTGCAACTTCTTCAAGATCAATACCAAGTTTTTTTATTATTCCACCTAATGCTAAAACAATAAATTTACCTCTCCTACCTAGAAGTAAAAATCCTAATATACCAAATTCTCTGACACCAGCTGGTAAAACTTTTATTAGATCAATAGTTCCTGATATACCAACTGCAATAATTTTAAACACACCTTTAACTGTGTTAAAAACTTCATTAAAACCTAGTAAAATTTGTTTTATAATCTCAACAAAATTTTTACCAACTGTTCCAGCAAAATTTCTTAATTGTTCTTCGTTTTCTTCTAATAGATCATTAACTGTTGCTAAACCACCTTTTATAAAATCAAAAAAACCAGCTTCATTTACACCTAATTTGAATTGGAATATTTTGTCGTTTATCATTGATAAAGTTCCTGTAAAAGTAGTTGCTAAAACTTCTGTTGCTCTACCAAATCTTCCATTTTCTCCAAAAACTTCTTCAAATCTTTTAATTGTTTCTTCTACTGATACTGTTGCACCAGCTTGAAATCCTAATAATGCTCTTACACCTCTTTCTCTAAATATATCTGCCGCAGATATACCACCAGCAAATGATCTTTGTATTTGTTCTGCTGTTGTTCTAAAATCTAAACCTGTAACTGCCGAAACATTACCTACTATTTTTAAATTTTGTGCTAGTGCTTGTGCATCTTTTGATATAACTGCTAAGTTTCCTGAAGCTGTTGCGATTTCTTGTAATGTAAAAGGAACTTTACCAGCAAATTTGACAAGTGCGTCAAAAGCTTTTTTACCCTCATTGACAGAACCAAATAAAAAATTAAATCTTACACCTAATTCTTCTACTTCTCTACCAACATTTGTAAATGATCTAATAATAAATCCACCACCAATACCTATTAATGCTGATTGAATAGAAAATATTGATGATCTTAGTCTTGTTAATGAAGCTTGAACTCCTGATAATGCTTGTCTTGTTTTATCTTTTGCTAAAATATTTAAAACTAAATTTTGTGCCATTACTTATGCCTTGCTTTTCTTAATTGTTCTTGTTGTTCTTCTTGTTCAAGTAATAAATACCCAAGCCAATGATTATACTCCCAAACTTCCATTTTTAAAAGTTCGGTAATAGATATTTTTAACCTATCTGCGATTACAAGTAAATTTTTAATTTCAGGTGTAGATTTTAGTTTTTTTTTACCTCGTCAGGTGTGATTGCCTGAACCATAGCAGTTGCAATTCTTGAAAGAATATCAGAATCTACTTTGTGCATAAGAGGTAATTTATCTTCTAATTTAAAAACTTTATTTCCATCTTTATCTAAAGCTTTCATTAAAAGTATATCTGCTAAAATACTGACATCAGTTAAATTGTCAGATTTTTTAAATAATTTGTTTTTCTCAGATAGTGTTATTGGATTCCAATAAAGAACTGTTGGCTTTCCATCATCATCTTTCCATTCAGGCACTTCAATAGATTGTGTGCCTAAATTCTCAAAATGAGACTTTGCTCTATCTATAACTGACATAAATTAATATTAGACAGTTCCTCTAGTTAAATCACCTGTTCCTTGAAAAGTAACTGATCTAGTAATTACTGCGTCCATAGCATTATTTACAGACATTCCAGTAACAATCCCTGTACCAGTAAAACTTTCATCTCCTGATGAATTACCCTCAGGTAATAAAACAAAAGATATAGAACTTCCTACTGTTAAAGTTTGTTGTGGTGAATCAGTTTCATCATAGTTCATTTCTAAAGTTCCTGAAAATGATGTTCTTCCAGCCAAGAATGATTTAGACGCATCTGTTAATGCAGTATCTTCTACTACATCAGCAGTAGTTTCTAGCGTGAACCCAGTCAGCTCCCCTATACCTGATCCACCCGCTTTAACTACGCCTTCTTTTCCGTGATGTGTTGCCATTTTTTAGTTTCCTTTTTAATTGTTGATTGTTTATCTTGTTCTTGCTTCCAACCTAAATCTATAAAATTTTCAAGTTGAGTTTCGTTAATAGTTATCTCATTACCATCTTTATATAATTTAATGTCTTTAGCCATAATAAATCCTTTTACTACTTATCCTCGTCCTCGTCAATTTCTTCTTCGTCAAAATCCTCATCATCTAAATTTTCTTCCTCTACTTGATTTTCTCTTAATTCTTCAAGTAAGTCTTTGACTTCTTCACACATAAGACTCTCTTTATCGTGTAATTTTTCTATAGCATCTATTTTCTTTTGAATTTTATTTATTATTTTATCTGACATTTTTACTCCTTATGGTGTTCCTGATTGATACTCATACATACATCTGATTGTCATT